CATAGAGTTAGGCATAGTTGTCGTACCCACAATAATCATGCGGGCATAAATATTCATAGGAGCTATGTCGTCAAAGACTGTTCGTCGTTGCTGGCCAGCTTGATATTCGGAGTAGTTCTTTTCTCCCTTTTCGATATCATCCAAAATAATGAGGTCAGGGCGTTGACCAAAGACTTTCTTACCCAGTGAGTTAGTATCAATACCATTAGCGTCGAATATAAAATCGTTTGACTGAATAATACGCCAAGCGTTTGCCGCAAGGGAACGCCCAGTTGAGCCGACAATTTTAGGAGTGCATAGTTCTGGGTAATCTTCTTTGAGATATTCATTAGTTTCCAATTCATTCTTAAAAGTGAGTAAGTGCGTCTCAGCTTGAGAAGCAGCGTCTGAAAATGCAGCCACAAACTTAATGTGACCATGAGCGGCGGCCCACATAGGTAGAATCAAGAAGATCCATGTTGACTTGCCACATTCTCTAGGTGCAATAAATGCATCTCTATTTTGCTTAGGAGCAGTTGGCTTATGGATCCATGTTTTTCCATACTCAGCAAGATCCCAGTGAAATTCCGAAAGTGTGAGCGCATCTTCCATATTCTTCAAATGATGTGGCAAATAGGTCAAAGCAAATAACATTGGATCATATTTAGTAAGTTCCCGCCTACCTTCTGCATATTTCATCAATTCTGGATTAATGTTATCGTATTTTAACATAGTACTCATTTTTACTGTCCAAATTTATTTAGAGTAGCGCATTTTAAATATAAAATGTCAATTTTATTTCGGGTGGTCTCATATAATGAGATGTTTGCCATATAGATGCAATTGTCGACATATCGATACATCTATATAACCTTTAATGTATTCTTAATAGATTCATTCCTTATCTTGGCCTCATTAAGCATATCTACGATTGCTAGATCTGTGCCATCTTTGGAACGATTCTCATTAATATTGGTAGATTTACCTTCTATTAGATTAATCGTTTGTATAGCCTTATGTAGAGCATTTGATAGTTTAGATATATCATCTGATACAAGAGTATCTTCATATAGTGCTTCTACTGTTCTATCTATTACTGCCTGTGCCGCCAATACTTTCTCTTTATCTGTATAAAATATATCTAATTGTTTAGCCATAACAGCCAAGGTATTGGCTGTAGGCATATCTACATTTCTCTGTACATAGAACTTCTTAGCTGTGTGATATGACTTAGGATAACCCAAATATCTCATAGCTGGACCTATGCCCATTTCATTAGCTGTTTCTATAAATTCCGTTATTTGTTCATCTGTGAATACTGGATATCCCATGTCTAACTCCTATTTTTATATATATTTGGCCCTTTACGGGGCACATCTGGTATCGCTAATACATTAATACTATATTACCTGTGGATAACTTTAGTTACCTTGTGGATAACTATTTGTCTTTCTGTGCATAACTTGGCTTATCTGTGGATAAGTTGTCTCTATGCTTTCTTACTTTCTTCTTTGGTTTCCATTGGTGATCTATTTCTCTTCTTATTCCATGTCTATTGGTGTCTATTATTCTTGGCATTCCGCCTCATCTCCTATAGTTCTATCAAGGAATCTTCTCATCTGAGGACTCGCTTTGAAGCTAAAGCTAAATTCTTGTGTATCTGTCTCATTGAACATCTCAATGGTCATGACTAATATTCCATCTGGTCTATAGAATAAGTCTTTTGCATAGGGATATAGCTTGTATTCTCCTGTGCCTTGGCTAATAAAATCTCTTGGATCCACTAGTTCTTCCGTCCTTGCATTGTAAGTATAAGTATACATTATAAAAGAAAAAAGCCCAATAGATGAACACAACTATTGGACTTCTTTCGCCAGGGAAGGCAGTACTATGTTTGGCAACGTAGTAATATAAGTATATTAAATCATTGGACCTTTGTCAACATTAGTCCTCTTATTGCGTACTTCATGTAGTGTTAGACCACCTACACTTGGATACCACCAGCTTTTATTTCTCTTCATCTGATTGGCCTGATAGACCTCTATCCAAACGGCAATTAGGTCATCTAGCTCTTTATGAGTCAATTGGATGACCTGGTCCATTGTATGAAAGCTCCAAAAGGATTTAAGAGGGTTATTTTCTTTACTGGTCTTACCTCTTAGTTCCTGCTTGGCTGTATAGCTTTCTCTTCTCTTTCCTTTATCCGACCTTGGTTGTCTTGGCATTCATTCTCATCTTTCTAGTAGCCGCCGTGCTTCTAATTCTCCAGCAAGGCTTGCAGTAAATCTGATGTTTATCTAAAGATACTCCTCTTTTGCCAAACTGGCTTATAGGCTTTTCTAAGCCACAATCACGGCATGTCTTAGACTGAGGTACCAAATCAGGCTGTGCGGCCTTCCTAGAGGCATTGTAGGCCTTGTAATAGGCACTCTGGCAGGACTTACAGTAGCTAGTTAAGTTATCTGAAGTATGTTTTGACTTTGAGTATTCTGTTGTGTCTTTAGCAATTAGACATCTGGCGCAAGTTTTCACGATTCTTGAAGTCTCCGTATTCTTTGGTTTTAATCTTATGGCAAGTTTTGCATAAGGTCTGTAGATTATTAATATGATTATTTGATCTGTCCCCGTTGATATGATCTACATCTAGTAGTTTCTTATCTAATGGAACCATAAGGCATCTCTCACAATAGGTCTTTTTGGCCTTCTGAGCCGTTTTGCGGCACTTTAAGCAGTTAGTCCTATACATTCTAGTACCCTTCTTAGTTAGGCCCTTTAAATCGGCATTCCTGCCGCATTTGCATTTAGGCCTCATTGGACACCAACCATCCTAGGCGGGCGGCGGGCCTGGTACACTCTTTACAGTAATCAAGGAAGCGAAGGTATTTATTACAATTGTCGCAAAAGTAAATAGTTCCTTCTTCTACCATGAGGTAATCCATTCCTTGACTTCTTTTGTAATAGGTTTAAAAGCAAATGTTTCGATAGAAACATTCTCATTATTAATTTCATTATTCTTTTCATTATTAGTTTCATTATTAAGTTCATTATTTGTTCCCGAATGTGAGTAGACTCTCTCCTCAATCTGATTAGAGGTACTGTTTTTATGAGAGTAGTCTATGTTCAGAGGGATTAGAGGTCTATACATATTGGAGTTATCTATCCTCCGCCAGACTTCTAGTAGTCCAGCATTAACTAACTCTTTATGGGCTCTGCTCAAAGTAGAAACGGATAATCCAGTTATCTTTGATAATGTCTTATTAGATGGCCAGCACATCTCATCTTTCTTGTAATTAAAAAATGATGAAATTGCCAAGGCATCTAGCTTTGCGGATGAGGATATATTTGAGGCAAATACTGCCTCATGGTAATCAATTACTTGCATTTGGTATCTCCTTTCTGGTGAGATAACCTAATTATATAATGCTATATCTTATATGTCAAGTATCTTTGTTCATGAAATGCTTATAGATCTCATGCTGTCTCTCTTCAACTCTTGTAATTTGGTCTTTGAGAGATGTGCCTGAATTAGGGATAAGTTCGCTTAAATAATGCTTAGTTAGCCATTTCACTAGTAATACTAGTTGTACTTGGATACTTATAATCCCGCCGATTATTGCTAAGATAAGCTGAAATGTTGTCATCAGCCCCACCCTGCTATTATCCATTCGGCAGGAGAAAATACATCAAGTATAGTCTCAGCTCGTTTGGCTATAACCTCTGCAGATTGATAAGCATGCTCAATTATTTGTTCAATTGCTTCAGGATGGTTTGATCTTATCTCCCATTCAAATGAGCAAGAAGCAGTTCTTTCATCGCCGTTTCTTTCATAATCAATTATGGAATACCCGTCAAAATCTAAGTTATCGACTAAAACTCTTTGGCCTTCATTGCCTGGCATGCTATCAATTGATTCTTTAATATATGCAAGGCATTTATCAGTTATGTCGAAAATCTGTCCCATTAGATATTTCCAGCAATTATCCTTGCACGGTATCTGTATCCAGTTTTTAATCCCATAGGACCAAGCAAAGGTGCTGTCTGGAATATTTGCCATTGTCCATCTACATAAATCTCTTCGCCATTCATATCCACGATGTTCTGCAAATAAGCATTAAGCTGCATCTTAGATTCGCTTTCTATTACCAAGTCTCCAAGAAGATTTACAGACAAAGCAAGAGCTACCTTAGTTGGAACTTCATCATAAACATTTTCGCTTACGCTGCCGTCTGCAGATGTAACTACTCTATATCCGTACAAATCACCAGTATATAGATATTGTTTGGTTGTATTGGCTCTCATTAAATGCGTCTCCAGTCAATGTATGTTGGCCACTGGAATATCTTTCCAGTCTTAATGCTGCGTGGCTTCTTGAATGATAAACCTTTAGCTGCCATTACTGCAAGTGGAGCAATGAATGGAGCTGACATAGCTGTGTTGAAATTCTGTGCAGAATCTCCTGATCCAACTGAGTTGGCAGCTATTTGTGTGTAAACAGTATCTTCATTATCAAGCATATATGCTGATTGATATGCAGTCATTTTGTCTAGAATTAGTAAGTCAGATGGGCTTTCAACATCAATTTCATCTTTGCCTATGAATATCTCAATGATAGCCTGTGCTCTTTTAATTAAAGCAATGGTTACATCTGCATCTGTATATTCTTTTACGCTGTTAACTGTTGTAAACATTATCTATACTTCCTTCCTAATTCACGAACTCTAATAGTATGTGAAGTTGTAAAATCTAATCTACCTGTCCCGCTCAATTTAAGCTGAAATACATAGTCTCCAGCATAATCAAAAAGGCTACGATCTGTTGGCCATTCAAATATAATCGTTCCAAGATCCTTGGCAGATGTATTTAATGTTGCACCTGCAAGGCTTATCTCTTCATTTCTTGTTCCTAGCATTACCGCTTCAACTGTAGTATAAGGAGAGAGGTTTAAATTGTTTCCATCCTGGTCCTTTACTTGAATCGAAAGAGGTCTAGCAGGAATTTGGTCTATCCAGTATTGACTAATCATTTGATTACGTCCTCTCTTATATATAGTATTGGATCTACATGTATCAAGTATAGTACAACTTGATCTTCTGAAGCAACATTTGATCTGCTGTTAGCAAACATTCCTGCATTTGCCACCATTGGCGGTGCTCCAATTGTTGATCCTGGTTTTACAATTGTTGCTGTTGCTGTCATTGGTAAAGCATTAACTTTTCTTTCACCACTGCTAAATTGTGTTTCTTCTATTGTCGCTGTTGCAACCATAGCTTGAGCATTAAACTCAAATTGTTTATCTGGGACAGCCGCCGCATTAGGCATTTCTGCTGAAGCTGCAAATGCTTGTGGTCTAAGAACAGTTCCTTCAAGAACTTCTCTGTTAGATAACCAGCGGAATCCTCTTGTAGGCATTGACGGAACTTCAAATGAAACAGTTGGATATGCCCATGAATATGTACTAGAGAAGAATACAGAACCTTGAGGTACGCTTCTAAATGACAAACCACCGTTTTTATTTATTTTTCTTACCTTAACTGGAGCTTTTTGCAAACCATCTTTGTTAAAATTACTATCTAATTCAAACTCAGCACTTCTTTGTTGCAAAAGATTCATTCCATTAAGTGACCAATATGGAGTTGTATCTTGATTATATTCAGCAGCAAGAAGTTCATCTCTTGTCTCTAAATTAATTACTCCAGTATTGTAAGCATAGTTTACCCAGTAATCGCTTATAAGTTCAACTACACCACTCTCAGAACACTTGTTAATTTCTTCAGTAAAGTTAACAAATATCTTTCCGCCAACCTGTGTTCCATCAAGAACATCACCTGGCTCAACAATAATAGACTGAGCATAATTTCTGTATGGATTTTCAATTAAATCTAATCCTCTACGAACAGTATTAGCAAATGCTGTAATAATCTTTCCAGCCTTTACATTTTCAAATGGTGTGGCTTGGTAACCAGCTCTATTTTTATCTGCCGTATTACCAGTTGATGCCATGAGGAATTCATCTCCAACAGCCAGGGCATCCTTATGCTCATATCTTGCAAATATTCTATCTGGTCCAGCCCAACGATATTCATCTGTTGATCTCCAAAATGCTGCTTGAGTTTTAACCAATGCTGGGTAGTCAGTTATATCTGGATGAGTATTAACTATTCTAGTTCTATTGTTCTTCCAAGTATCTTCCCATCCAAGAGGTTCACTATATTCTGGTGGAATTGGAAGATCCGCAGCAGCAGTTTCTTCCATTTGTGTTGGTGCATATGGATCACTGTAGTTACCTTGACCCACATTGTCATCCATGTCTGGAACTGTCTCAACTCTATCTACAATTTTAAGATCAAGAGCAAGCTGAGCATTTGCAACCATCAAAGATAATCCAGTATCAACTGCTGCACGAAGGCTCTTTACAAAATCTTCAAATATCTTTGATTCTCTTAAGTTGAAGTATGAGTCAACAACTTCAGCTCCAGTAAATGCATCCTTTTCATTAGGATCATTAGGATAGTTCTTAAACATAATCATATCGAATTTAGATAAATCAATATCATTAATTAAATCAATATATCTTGGAGCATCTGTTAATGGATCTCTAAATGTTCTACGAGTATTGTATAAAGCAAACGGTGCTTTACTTGTATCTGTCCATGGACCAACATATGTAATAAAGTTAGTTTTTCCTATATTTTCAGCTCCATAAGATTCAACATTAACAAGATCAGATACCCAGTAACCAGTTACGTCTACTGGGAAAACATCCCAACCTTCGAATTCTTGAGGTGGTGCTGTAAAGTAATCAAGAGTTGTAAGTTCAGCTGGAGATTCAGTGCTTGTATATGGCCCAGATCCAAATGGTGTTCCAGTTTGTGCAGAAGATGTCGGCCAGAAGTAAAGCATTAATGCTCTTCCTCTATTTCCTGCAGCCTTTGATTCCTGACCAATTTCTACTGTTGCAGTAGCTGGTGCAGCTTGAATTGGCTCATACTTAATAGATGCTGTGTAATGCTCTATTATGTTTTCTGAATCAACAAAGAATGCTGCATCATATGACCAAGCAGATGTTTCAAAGTCTGATTGCCATCTTGGATTTGAGTGGTTAGATCCAATAATGTATGGACGAATTGCAGCACCTCTTGCAAATCTGCTATCTGCAAAGAACTGAATATCTAACTCTCCATCAATCCAGAACTGTACACGACCATCAAATCCGTATTGGATAATTATATGGTGCCATGCTCCATCTGCGATTGATTTGTTTCCATTAGCAGTAACCATAGAATATGCTAACTTTTCATTATCAGGATGGGCAAATACTCTTGCCCCACCAATACTTTGTGTAACACGAGTTGCAAACAATTTACCATCAAGTAGACCAATAGAAGATGTTGCGCTTTGGTAATTAAGGAAGCTTCTTTGGAATCCTTGTGCAATTACCTGATCTGCTTTTGTTGTCTTAAATGTAAATTCAAGGCTATAACCGTTATTTGAAACAAACTCATTTTCAGGAATTGAGAATTGTATGTTTCTAAATCTAACTGCTTTTCTTTCGTAATCATCAAATGTTCCAACCTCAAGAACTGGTGTTGGTGTAGCTGTTTGGAAGCTATTTGATGCAGTTGCATATTGAGTAGCAGTGTCTGTAATTCTTGGATCGTCTTGAACAATACTACGAGGCAAATTATTTATAATCTGATTTGTATTTGCTCCACCAAGACTTTGTGTGACATCATCAAACAACTTTAAGAATGCTGAAGCTGATGGTGTTCCAGTATCATTAGGAAGATTGCTAGTTCTAAATCTTTCACCATTCACAATAGAATGCTGTAGGAATAACTTCTGATACCAGATATCATCTGTAATTAGTTTGTAAGCAGGTGGACTTACAAATATTGCTTGAACAGGAATTGATTGTGCAATAACCAAAGCACCAAGAGTAGATGATATTGCTGGTTCAACTATTTCTGCTGGGTTAGCAATAAATGGATTTGCATTCCAAAACCCTGGAATTCTTGCTCTTGCATCACCCATTTCTGCTGATGCATCCATATGAAGAACTTGATTGTTTTCTCCAATATCCCAACCTGGATTCTCTGCTTGTGCAGATGCTTCCATTGCATCTGTAGTAATATTTACATTATCTATAGCCTCAAAGTTAGGTTGTAAGAACATTGCCTCTGAAATCATTGGAGGTATAAATGGGAATACCTTTGGCAACTCTGCAGATGCAAGCATCGCTGGTTCTGCAATTGTTGGACCAAAGCCAGTTTCTACATCAACATCAATTAGATCAGCTGTTGCTGTCCAATCCATTTCCCAATCTACTGCCTGATAAATTTCAAGTGCTTCTTGAGCAGTAAATGCTGTATTGAATACAGCCATTTCATCAATAGTTAAGTTTCTTGTAGCTGATCCTGGTGCTTGTCCTGGAGGACCACCTACTGCTAATTGTCCAGCATCGCTAAATGTATGGGTGGCAGATGTATTAATTGCTGCTTGTACACCATCTACATAAAGTATTAAATCTGATCCATTCTTAACACCAACAAACATGTGATAAGCATTGTCTGCATAATTTGTAGTTGATGTGGCATCTTCAGTTGTTGCACCATTTGATGATCTTAGACGCATTGTTCCATTTGCTTGTTGCTGCAAAAACATACCTGTTCCAGATCCGCCTTCGAATGCTGCAGTTCCAGCTATTGCATTAAGGCCAGCTGAACCAAACTTTGCATATACAACAAGGGTTTGTTTGTTATCTGTACTAAATGTTCCAGATGGAGCAGACCATGCTCCGTTAAACTGTGTGTCTCTATTTGAGAAGTTGTAAGACTTATAGATAGGGCTTGAAATATTCTGTGTAAAGTTAGTTCCTTGTTGAGTTAGCGTCAAAGCAATTGATCCAGTATTTATAGGTACTCCTGTTGCTTCATCCATTTTAAAGTAGAACTTAGGTGATTTATTTTCTACATAATTGTTAAATGAATCATTTCGTGAGAATTTAGCATCAGCCATCGCAGCTCCAGCTTGTACAGTTGGAGTTCCATATGAGTAGATATTAGCAATTTCAGTAGATGTGATATTAGATGATGTTCCAATGTAGAATTGTGAAATGTACATCTGCTCTGTAGGACCAGGGTTTCCGCCACCAAATTGGTTACGAATAAATCCTGACATTGATTGGTTAACAGTTACAGTACCTTGAGATACATTGTCTACCCACATTTGCATTGTTGTTCCAGATTTGCGAACTGCTACATAATGCCAATTGCCATCAGTATAATCTGCTGTAGTTTCAATTTCATGATCTGAATTATTTAGACGAGCATTAACAAGAAGATGTCCAGCATCTGTCCATTCTGTAAGTAAATATTCTGTAACATTTGAATTATAAGCAATAAAGATATTTGCAAATTCTGCAGTTGTTTTCTTTACCCAAAAGCCTAATGAAAAGTCATCATCTGTAAATTCTGTTGATGTTGCTGTTGTGCCAATTGAGTAAACAATATCGCTGCCACCATTTATTCTTAAAGCACCGCTTCCTTGAACTCCAGAAGTAATACTATTTGAGCCACCAGAATAAATATATCCAGTTGATCCACCAGTTCCAAAGTTTGTAATGTTTCTTGGCTCATCGAATTTGTACCATTGTTCTAGAGTCAAGGTAGATAGGTAGCCATCTAAAAGGATGAAGTTGTCTCTTGTACTATTGTAATGGTCTCCAGATGCAGCAGATGCTGTTGCTGGTGTTTCAACAATTATTACTTCTGTTGATGTTGCTGGATCTACAGTAAGTGCAGATGCTGTAAATGGTTCAGCTGTGTTAATTGCATTAAATGCAGAAATGTAATTGTCATATACTTGCTGTGATGTAAGAGTCTCTCCATATATTGCAAATTCATCAAACCATCCAGTAATTGCCCCGCCAAGATATCTAATTTGTGCATTATCAAAATCAACAGTTGTTGCAAATGTAGGATTTAATTGTGAAGCTACATTTACTCCGTCTACATATAGAATTATTGCACTTGTACTAACTGTAAAAGCAATGTGATGCCATTGATTTTCTGCAAATGTAACAGAAGGTATTAAACTATAATAAACAGCTCCACTACCAAATGCTCCACCTCTAAAATTGACAGTATATTTTCCTGGGTTAGCATTTGCTGTAGAACCATTCCATTCCATAAAAATAGCATTACTAGAAACACCAGTACCAATTGTATATATAGGTTGATTTGATGTTCCACTAGTTGGAGCTTTATGCCAAAATTCTATTGTAAATGATTTATCATTCATTACATTTGTTAATTGGCTAATATTGTAAAATTTTTCACCAACCATTTTAACCGATCTGTCTATTACACCTGGTTGATCTATAAGTAACTGAGTTCCAAATCCAACTAGTTGTAAGTTGCAAGGTGCAGAACCAGAGTTTACTGGAAGTCCTGTAGTTTCATTAAATTTAAACCAAACCTTCGGTGCTAATGCTGTTACGTTGTCATAATATTTAGGCATAAAAATAGGCTACTGGCGTTATGCCGCAGCCCGTACTCCAATTCGGTTAAATTCTGGGTTGATTGATGAAATGCTGTGTCCGCCTATAGAAATGATTGGAGCAAAGGAGAGGTTGGAGACTACTGGAGTAAATATATCACCAGAAAGAGACTCTACAGTAGTTTGGACTACGACTAGACAAGCATTTGCTTTAAGTGCGCCAACCTCTACCTTTGCATCCATGCGTAATTACCTTACGCTACAGTGATTCGAACAATACCAGTCGAATCCCATGTGATTGTGAAGTTACCATTGGTTGAAGACTGGTCTGAACCGAAGTCTACATATCCAATGAGAGCTGATGTGCTTGCTGTGCCTGTTGAATCATATACAACTGCATAGCGAGCTGTGATTGTTGATGAAGACCATGTAACATCTGCAGCATCAAGAACGATTACATTTGTACCTGAATCGTATGTAGCTGTCTTAGATGATAGTGTGATTCCACCAGCTGTGTAGCCAGTACCTGTTACTTCATTTGCTGAAACATCGTTGAAGTAATCATGTGTGTCCTGGTTAGGTGTGTATGATGAAGTAAGTAGAGCAACCTTGATTGTGTCAGAGTCGAAATCTACTTCCTTGTTAAGAGCCTTAAGTAGGAAGTTACCGTATAGTTTAGAAGCCATTAGTTAGTTCCTCCTTATCCTGCGGCTGTTATCTCAACGACTGCGAATGCTTCGGCTGCAGCAACTGCAAAGCCTCTACGAACACGAGTCTTAAGAAGAACGCCGTCTTTAGAAAAGTCTGCATCACGAGATACAGCTGACTCAACTGTGCTACGAACACCATTGATCATCATGTTGCGGTTACCTACGATAAGTAGTGGGTTACCTGATGGAGTAGCTGTAGCAGCTGCTGATGTAGCAGCACCGTATGAGATTACTAGTGGGTATCCAAATAGTGTACCTGGACGAGCTCCTAGTGGATCTGGAAGAACTAGGTTTCCACCTGCTGTTTCCATGTTACGGATGTGTGAAAGCATCTTTGGGTGTGCAATAAAGACTGTGTTTGCAGCATCAAAGTACTTGCTTGATTCAGCAAGACCTAGAGCGTTAGAGATATCTTCGAATGTAAGATCTCCAGCTGTCTGAATGCGGTTTGAAGCTGAGTTGTACTGTGAAACAGCACGATAAACAGATTCGAATGGCTGTCCGTCATCGCCATCTGCTGCGGCTGTTACACCTAAGCATGCGTTGTCGAACTTACGAGCCCAGAGTGATGCCCACTCTCTCTTGTATGTGTTGAGTGTGTCTACCAATGAGTCATTGATATCTTCCTCTGAAATGTTGAAAATCTGTGCGTACTTACGAGCTGTCAATACAATCTCATCAAGAGTTGTATCTGAATTTGGAATATCGACGCCTTCTGCGACGATAACTGGTGCATCTGATACGAAGCGTGGAACGCCCTTTGTACGAGATGCCATATTCTCACGACGAGCAAATGCTTCTACAACAGAGTTAGCGATTGTTGCTTGAATAGCAACGGATCCCTTTTCCTCTGGAATATATCCATTTCCTTCTGTGAGATCTGTGCGACCTGCGGCCATGTTAATCTCCTTTTAGTTAGTTAGTTTGGGTTTTTTGAACATATAATCGTCCGAATATATTAATCACAACCCAAATGTCCATTTAGAGTTGTATATGACAATTATACCTTATATCTTATTTCTTTAAAACCATCTGCGCCTGCAAATCTGAAGCAGATTTAGGAACTTCTAATGAAGCAGTTACTCCTGAGTCAGCTTTGCCAGCTACGATGAATTTTGGATCGAATAATTCTGGGAAGTCTGTTTTTAGAATTGCAATTTGCTCATCTAATCCAGCAACCTCAAAATCTTCAGTTAAAGATAATGCATCCATCTTAATATACTTATTTAGTCTATCTCCATGGGCAATACCTAATGATGCAAGATGCTTATTTACATGTTCCATCATTAATTTTGACTGGAATTGGGAAATCTTGGAGATTGATTCATTTACCTGTACCTCCAAAGCTTCCTTTTCCAATCTAAACTTCTTTGCTTCCGCCTTCGCTTTATCTAAAGCTTCTAAGACGGCTTTAGGATCACGAATCTCGTCAGATGTACCTTCTACTTGATTCTGTTCTTCCATTTTATTCTCCTGTATCGTTTTGCTCAGCAGCGGCTTGCTCCAGAGCTAGGTTGTTCGTATTTAATCCAGTTCCACGCAAAGCTACTTCGGTGGAATCATTTGTATTGTCCATTGCTTCTTCAGCAATTAATTTTGCAATCTCTGGGTCATATCCAAGCTCAAGAAGAATTTGTTCCAAAGGAACTCCTACAGACTTCTTGCGAACTGCGATATCCCATTGATCTAATGAATCGATTGACTCAGGTGACTTCCAGTCAATATCAACATCAGCAATGATGCCTTCGACCTTAAGCATGAACTTAAATAGGTCTCTCCATGTTGAACCTAATGCAAGCTGGCGGTTAAGGACCTTCTTGAATAGTGGTGCTTCTGCTACACGCAAAGCCTGTCCTGATGGAAGGTATTGTGTTGATGAGAAGTAATGAACTGGAGTTGATGTAATTGCAGCCATGTCAGCTACAAACTCATTAACTGGATTTGTAAATGTTGATGGGTCTGCTGCTGGGAATTGTCCAACTGCTGAGACTCCTTGCAAGTACCAGAGTTGTCCTGGACCATTTTGCAATGCTCCAATGTTCTCTCTTGCTGTGTCATCCTCTGAGAAGTCATCAAATTCGTTAGATGTTCCACCATTTGATAATGCATAACGCTGTGGAGCACCTTGGTAGTCTACAGTCATCATGTGAGTTGATATCAGCTTGTTTATCGCATCTTGAGGACCAAATGCATCAGCATGTTCTGGTCTTCCGTATGGCTTATTTGTTCTGAAGTGGAAAACTGGAATTTCATTCCAAGGATTGACCACAGTTTCAACCAAAGTAAGATTTGGAAGTCCATTTAGAGAATCAATCTCACCTAGACCTTCATACTTCTCAATTCTATCTGTGTAATACATGTTGATCTTGATAACTTTACGATTAGCAGCATCTGTAATCTGCCACATCTTAGTTGCAAATGACTTAATGCGTGGGTTCTCTTGGTCATAGACAAGAGTAGTAGTCATAGGTGAGTTGTAATCTATTGCT